GATCATGTCGCTCGCCGTCGTGCCACCTTCGAACGAACGCGAGAATCCGTGCCCCTCTGTGGCGAGCGTCGTCGCTGCGGTCTGGAACGAAGCCAGATCGACGCGGCTCGGATCAAGTTGCAATTTGCCGATTCCGGTCAAGATGTCGTAGATGACGTCGATCGGGTTGGCCTCGTTGTTGCCCCCCGGATAGACACCAAGCGCCGTGTTTGCATCCGCCGCCGGCGCCCCAACGCCATCCCCCGCGTCGACCGACGTGCTCGGCCCCAACGACGTTGCCGGCAATGATCGAGCCTCGAAGCTGTATTGCGGAACGCTTGCATCCGCGCCAACAAGCCAGTGCGCCGGGCCAGCGCCTAGAATCTGTTGTCCGTAGAGCCCAACGGAGGCGAGCATTCGATAACCGGGGACATCGCTCACCGAGATCGTTCCGTAGAAACTATCCCAGACGTGCGCGTTTGCTGCGGCACGCGTCATGTTGTAAGCGACGTTCCAGTGCGCATTGCTCGGGCCGGGCACGTCGACGAGAACCTGAGAGGATCCGCCCGCCATGAATTCGATCGCGCCGTAGCATCTCCCCCCTTGAAGCGGTCCAGTGCCATCAAGCGACACCCGGGCCCAGCGAGTTCCGTAATCCGTGCCATCTCCTTTGAGTTGCCACGGCTGGACGTTGTGCGTGTCGCTGCCGACATCATCGAAGTGCTGAAATCGAGCGTCGCCAGCCCACATTCCGTAGAGCGTTTGCTGACCGTCCTGAAACGGAAGCCCCAGCGCGAGCATCGTGCTCATGAAGTAAACGTTGGTGCCTCCGGCAGGCGCGGAACCAAGATATGTTTCTAGCGGGCTGCCGCTCGTCAACGCGTCGAACAACGGCTTGTCGCACCACGCACCTACGCTTGCCATCACGCGACAACGTCCATAGAAAATCGCGTACGGGGCGCCCTTGTCGACGCGTGGGATCGTTAGTTCCGGGGACGGCTTTGGCTTCGTCGGCGTATCGAAGAGACGGTGATAGCCCCAGATGGAAACAAGAATGCCGGCCTCGATAAGTTGGGCGTACATGACTACTTCACCTCCCCTACGCCGGTGCCGGTTGGGAAGAACGGATTCTTGCTGGGCATCGCCGGCAAGCCGCCGTAATTCACGACGTTGTTGAACGTGTTGAAGCACGCAGTAAGGTCGTGTGCGCAACCCGCGACAACTTGCACCGCGTCGCCGGTTTTCATCTCCGCGATCGGCGACTGCATCGTGATGTTCGATCCGACCTGATCGGTGATCGTCATGCGCTCTCCGCTCGGGACGTGGACGAGTTCGCCGCCGCGCGCCCATTCTGCCGTGCTGGGATGACCTCCGCCGAACGCAACGGTGATGTCGCGACCGTCCACCGCGCCCACGGTTGCGGCGTAAGTGTTGGCGTTGCGATCGGCGCGGCAACCGGCATCGTACAGAATGTGTTGGCACGCCGTGTCGACGAGGATCACCGGCAACTTGCGCGTGAGCGATTGCCCGGCTCGGGACGGAACCAAGAGTTTGGCTTCATGTCCATCGATAGAGAGCGACGTGGCATATCCGATCCAGATCTGTTCGACCTGGCCGCTTGTCACTTGCAGACGCCGAACGGTGACAAGTATTTGCCGCGGCGGAACTCCGCCGACGGCGAGGTATCTCGCGACGAGAGCGTGACTCGACGGCAGCGAGATCGCCATTTCGGCGTTTCCCGTCGTCGTCGGCGTCACCTGCTCACCCCGCGCAGCCGGCGTTATCGCCGCGAATAGCGCACCGTTGTAGTAGATGTCGCGCTGGCCGCACGCGACGCGATACGTCGTCGTGCCGTGCGAGATCTCGATGAACTCGCGGGGCTGGGATGTTTCGACTCCGCGCTCGTCTGCGTCGAACGTCATAACTGCACCGCCCTGGCCTGCGCCGCGAACGAGAACTCCGTGTCGCTCGCGAACTGCACCTCGAAGTCGTCGCTCTCCCAACGGCACAGATCGAGCCAGGACACGAGGTTGATCCCGGCCGCCGCGACGTGAGCGCCGCCGCCCGCTGGGTTGTATGCGGTGTTGCTGCTCGTGATCGTGAGCGAGTACGTGCCGTTGCCGTTGTCCACGTAGGCGGTGATCTGGATGTACTGCACCGAGCCGTCGGCGAGCTCGACGCGGAGTTGCTGGCGCAGCGTCGGATACCACGCGAGTAAGTCTCCGATCGTACTCGACACCACGAGCGTCCCCGGGTCGAGCGAGACCGGCGAGAGATCCGCCCGCATCGTCGGCAACCAGAACGCGCGCTGACGTCCGCGCACTGCAACCTGGAACGCCTTGAGCCATTGCCACTCGCGGATATCCATGTCCGACTTGCGGACGGCGCGGCCCCAATCGGGAACCGCCGCGGCCTGAAACAGTGCCGGCACGCCGCCCAGATCGAGCAACTCAGTCATCGAGTGGATCGAGTCGCTGTCGCCGACCTCGAGCCCGCGATCCCAGACAGGGCGTGACAGGTACGTCGTCACCGTCGCACCGTTGCCCATCGTGCCCCAGTTCTTGTCAACGCCGCCGGTCAACGTCGCGGGCCCGAACTCGTCCGCGCCGGTGCGCAGCGTGCTCGTGATCGGGCCCGAGAAGGCACCGATCAGGTAGAGGTTCGATGCCGCGAGCGCAGTGAGCAAGTCTAGGATCTGCGTCACTCCGTTTTTGAACTGGAACAGGTACGCGTTCGTCCCGGTCACGATCAGCGTACCCTGATTGAGCGCCGAGCCGGCCTGCAGCTGCAGCGACGATCCGTTGCCGATCGTGCCAGGCGTACGGAACACAGCGATCATCCCGGTCAGGTAGCCGCCCGTCACACCGCTCAAGGCCTTGACCGCGGGGATGCTCGATCCGCTCTCGTAACCGAACTGCTGCTCGCGTCCCGAGATCTGCCAGCTTTCGAGCGAGCCGATCTTCTGGTAGCGCGTGAACCCGAGCTGCGCGTCGAGGAATACTGGGACCGCCGGCATGATGTAGCCACGCGCGAGAGCCGGGCTGACATCGAGCGTGATGCTGGCGCCTGCCGCGGACTGCACCACGCCGAGCACGTTCGTCGTGCCGTCGGTGACGATCGCGCGCTGGCCGGCCACGGCCCAGTCGATGTAGGTCGTCGTCGGAACGGGCACCACGGCGCCCGAGGTCGCGCCGGTGAGCGGCAGCGCCTCGTGCGGCAGGCCGAGTAGGAACGGCTTGTTCTGAGCCGCGTAGCGGGCCAGTGCGCCGCGCGAGACGAGCAGATCGCTGTATTGAACCCATGCCCGTCCCGAGAGCGTCTGCCGCGGCAGATCGTCGGGTTGCCTCCGCTGCTCGACGCCGCTGTATGCCTTGAACACGTCGGTGGCCCAGCTCATGCGGATCTTGAGATCGGCGAGGCGGAAGACGAACGTGGCCGCCGTGGCCGGGCCCGAGGCGCCGACGACGGTGGGATCCTGGAAGCAGTCCGGAAAGCCCGGCCCCCAGAAGCATCCGCCGGCATGCCCGTAGTCCGGGAACCCAGGCCCCCAGAATGCGGACGGGGCCGTCACGGCGTCAGATCACCCGTGGTGGCGATGCGCTGCGTGCCATCGCACGCCCAGGTAACGCGCGTCTTGGCGCCGTCGTCGCTCTTGCCCGTCAGCGATCCGCCCGCGTAGGGACCAGCCAGCGTGTTCGCGGTCGTCGCGGCGATCTTGCGCGTCATGTCGCCGTAGCTCCGGCCGTTCTCACAGGTGTTGTCGAAATCGCCCGCGCGCATGTCGAAGTTGATCTCTTGGAACGCGTAGTCGACGCCGCCGGAGAGGTTCGTCGCCGTGAACGTGCTGGTCGGGTTTGTCAAGACCGTCGTCCAACTCGTCGAGTACTTGAAGATCGCGAACCTCGACGACGCCACGATCGCATCCTCGAAGTTCTTGACCGTCGTCGTGCCGCTCGCGTAGTGGAACGTCCACGCCGCGCCGCTATTGTTGAGCGTGCCGGCACCGGCGCCATCGTTGAGAAACGCGATGGTCTGCGGATCGGGGTTC